TAACTTTCAAGCCCCATTAGATACAGGAGCAGATTCAGATTTGGTAGGTGCATCTATTCAAGCACTAGCAACTGATACATTTAGTGATACTGTAAATGCAACGGATTTAATTTTGAAAACAGGAGCAAGTGAAACTGCTACTGAAAAGATGAGAATAACTTCTGCTGGTAATGTAGGTATTGGAAATACTAACCCCGCTGCTACTTTAGATGTAACAGGTTCTATTGCTGCTTCAACGACGATTAATGGCGATATGGTAACAGGAGCCACGATGGTAACAGGAGGTATGGTAAGAGGACTTTCACTTGTAGCGGGGCCTATTATTAATGCAACGACAGAAATGCAGATTGATGGTCTTGAAAAAACTGCTTATGAAGTAGTTGACCAAAACATTGCTCCGCAACCTAGTTTTTTTACTTCTATAATTTATGTTAATGATATTTCATCAATTCTTGGAACGGCAGGTGCAGGAGCCGCCGCTAATAATCAAATATTAATGCCACCGCCAACTAATACTTTAGAATACAAAATTAGAAATATCCATCCTTCTAATACAATAACATTGGAAGGAGTTCTCTTTGATAATAACTCAACTGCTCATCCATATGTTACTGCCAACACTACAATTACTTTAGCACCATCACAAGGAGTTCATTTACAGGGTATAGTTGATGGCCCCGTAACTCAGGCTTGTTGGATGATAACTGGTATTGCATGATATCAAATATTTTTTGATAATGTAAGTAAATTTACTCAATTAGATTAAGTATAAAATGTGTAAAAAGAAAATAGTATTTTATACTTTAGAAAAAATGCTTCCTACAAGTATCCCTCTCGGAAAAAAATCCAAAAAAAAGGAGGAGCCGCCCGAAGGCGACTCCTCTATTTTGTTTTATTTGACCAAATGCCAAAGCACTCTCTACATTCCCATAATTCAGTTTTGTCATTAGACCCAAGATAATATCCCATTAGTCTTCTCGCAATCGTTTGCGAGCCGCAGTAACGGCATTTTTTTCTAAGGCCCACGCTTCTCCTCTTCCTTCATCAATCGTGATAGGTATTCTTCTACAGTCGAATCCTGTAGTTTAGAACCGCCGAATGCTGCAAAGAACAGCAAAGTCACAATAATTAGAAAGAGGATTAGACCCAACCATTCTGTCGTAGTCATTACCAATCAACTCCTAATTCTACAAATTTTTCTTTCTCTATTGAGAATGCTTTAACAAAACTATTTTCTTGACCGTATTTCCATAGGTCATATACTAACTGAGTATCTTTCAAACAATACTCTACCACTTCTTTATGATTACCTGCTTTCCAAAGTTTAGGGGCATCCGCACTTTCCATAAGTTTAGAATCGGAAAGAGAACACTTTACTAAATTCTTTAGTTGAAGCCTTTCTCCATGCTCCTTAACTAATAATTTGCTAGTATCAATATACTGTCCTTCTTTCAAATATTTTCGAACGCAGTAAATATCCATAGCATCTCTCAAAACGGGTAAATCGAATGCTGCAATATTATGGCCTAGTAACTTTCCACCCTTTTGAAAGTGGTCATCTAAATCATACTTTAATTGCGATAGTGGTTTTACCACAACATCGGACTTAGCGAAATCTAGAGGAACATCTGCATAGACTGTTCCACTAGTTCCATCCCATGTTGCCACTGTAGAAACTTGAAACATGTGAGTATTGGAAAAGCCTCCAATCTCATAAGACATGTTCTTTGTTTCTAAATCAATGGCTAACACGGACATGGTATTCACTCCTTCTTGTTACTAGCAGGACTTCCCCACAATTTAGCGAGTTTGTCTGCTTGTTCATCTTTTGGTTTTTCTTCTGTTATGTCTGTTCTTCTCTTCAAGAAGGCTACGATGTTAGTATTTGCTACTGCAATCATAGATGCACATTCCCAACCTTCTTCTCCATAAGTATTCAATGCTTCAATTATGACCTTTGGCCCTTTAGTTACATCAAACACTAAAAAATGGTTTTCCCATATCATTTCTTTTCATCTCCTTTCAATTTAACGAATACTGACCTTCCCTTAGTATCCAATGTGAATTTTTTTTCTGCATGTTTCCAATCTCTGTAACATTGCGCCCTAGAAACTCCGGATGCTTGGACTCTAGCAAACAGTTTAGGCTTACTGATGAATCCATCGTTTCCTTCTCCTTCGTTAATCATCTCTGCGTATTTATCTACGAATATGCTAGACTTCGCTTGAGTCAATACCGAGTTGTGAACCTTGAGGCTCTGTTCTAGCCACTCTACCAATGTGATATAACATTGTTGGGTTAAAATATATGCCTGTCGAACATGTGTAGGAGTAACGAGGAACTTTTTAGTTGGGTCTTTTACACTAGGACTATTAGCAATACAACATAGAACAGAAAGTTTCAGAAGTTGAACATTCATCCTTGTAATAAAAGTTCTAACTACTTTGCGGATTTCAGGATGGCAAGATTTAATGTAATCTCTCATCTTCTTGTATTCATTTACCAACGCTTCGGCAAATCCAGCACTATACTTTATTGTAGAGAATGGGTCTGAGCCATTCTGAATAAACTCAGCCTTTACATCAGTATATAGCCTGAACAAAGCATTAGAAAACTTTGATACATCTTTTTCTGTATTAATTCTTATTCCCGAAAGTGCAATTGTTTGCAAATTCATTTCATCAATTTCATCTTCCGGAACCTCTCTTACATAGATTAACATTCTCTGTAATACACCATTACTAGTGATTACTTTTTGTAGGTGGCGGGGAATATATGTGCTGGCCCATACCGACCTTTCACAGCGACATTCCATTATGTGTCCTTCTTTCAGTTTCTTAGTAATGACACAAGCATCACCTTCTAAAGTATTCATGAAAGTATTCATATAAACAACGGCATTCTCTTTGTGTTGGCCCTGCTTGAAAATACCGGAGTATTCGAATTCATCCCAATGGGCTAAACCATTTCCTTCTAATGCGCCCGACCTTCTTTCAAAAATATACTTCTCCGGTTGTGGAGTATCTTCTCTATCCTCATAACTTAATGCTCTATATTCTTCAAGTTCGGGATTATCTATCTTCTCATAGAATCCAATCAAAGCAGCATCAGTATAATCTATGATGTCGAAAAGGTCATACCTGCTTGGGATATATACATCCGGTTCTTCTATAATATTAGTTCCTTCAAAGAGATTTACTTTTTCATTTACTTCATCATTTACTTTCTTTACGAAATTCCATAGTGTGCTTTTTCCACTACCGGAAGTCTGCATCCAACAGAAATGGATTCTACTATCTTCTGTATTTTCTCCTCTAGGAATCCTCACGAAGTCTTTTGTTATCTGTCCCAAGATAACGAAGAAAGAAGTTGTTGCAGGTATGTCGTTTTTCTTAGAAACGCTAACTACTGCACTATTCCATTCTTCTACCAACTTGGGCATACTTTCTTTTAACGCAAGACCGTGATATTCTTCGGGAATATCTACGAGTTCTGCCAACTCATCTATATTTATATCTTCATTCATATTTTCACCTTATCTTCATTGTTCAGAACTTTCAATATTCTTTCGGCAATGGTAGTTCCGATACCATCTATTTGTTTCAGTTCGTTAACCGTCTGTTCCCCTATTTCCATAATGGAACCAAACTCCTTTAGGAGTTCTTTGGCTTTCTTAACTGATAAGCCCTTTATGCCCGATAGCAAATCTAATCTTAAATCGTCAGTAGTAATTCTTTTGAATAATTCCGGTCTTATTACTTCTCTTTCTATCGGTTTCATTTTGCAGATTGCAGTTATTATCTTAGCCGCTTCTGTCTCCGTTGGAACCCAAAATGCTTTACAATCTGTATCTAATGTGATTCTTCCTAAACCACCTAGAAACTTATTGTTTAGCATTACAGACCTCGCAGGAGGAGGCAACTTAGATTTGCTATTCTGCATTATGTTATTAATGCCTTCGGTAAGAGAGCCATAGATAATAACAATGTTGTGGTTGTAGTGTCTATCCATATTGTCAATCTGAGTCCAAATTCTCTTAGACATTACAGAACCGATAAAATCTACAACGGACTTTGCTTCAAAGCAAACATCATCAAAAACGTAATCTCCAATCTCAAGCCATTTCTTTTCTGTTTTGATATTCATAGACTTGGCCTTTTGCTCTACCAAATCTACAAGTAGAGAACCCTTCTTTTCTCTACTGTCTATCACTAACATAAAAATCACTTAACTTAGTTTGTCCTTCTATCATCAATCCAAAATCATCTAGGGTTAATTGTTTCATTGTTTCACCTCTTCGGGATATCTCCAACATCTACCAATACAATACCCTTCAGGTATCAGTTTGGTTTGGCAATGGGGCGTGGAGTATTCCCCAAATACCGTGAATCTAGCATGTTTTCTAGTCTCGGCTTCATTCCAATCCAGCCACACTTCATCATGCGTTGTAGCAATCCATTTAATTTCATCTACAACCTTTTCCAAAATCTCGGACTTTTGCTCATTGTTTAGTCCTTTCCTACATCCCGATAATAAATCTCTATACCAAGATACGAGATATGCCCTAGCCATATGGCTAGGATTCTCTACCATAATTGCACTATGCAAACAAGGAAGAAGAGGAAGTCTCCCTTCAAAGATTACAGGAGATACTTCTCCCTTTACAGAATCTAATGGTTTCGCTTTGGGCCAAACTATTTTCTTAGAACCTGTTTTTCTTTTAGGTATAAGTCTAGGCTTTTCTGCTAACTTGAGAACATGGTCTAATCCTCTTACCAAGTCTTCGTAGAAAATAGGAATACAGTAGTATGGTATTCCGTCTGCATTTCTACTAGACATATTTACAGTATTGGGAACTCTTCTCAATCTTGTGGATTGTCCAACTCTATCATCAAGAGTAATCTCATAGTTTGTATTCTGTTTTAGATACTTCTTGATTACTCTAAAGTATGCTTGAATATTACGAATATCATCCGTAACTTCACCAAACAAAAATAGATGGAAACCTCTTCCGGAGAAAAAGCAATTGTGTTCTATGTCATTTGTGATGACATATTCTAGAACCATCTTCAAATCTTCAAAGGCGTTATCCAACTTATCTCCATGAGCATCAAAGTCCAAAAAGATTCTATCTAGGATTACGCTAGAGTCAATCTTTGCCATCTCACTAAACTTGTCAAAATCATAGACTGTAGTATAAACATTAGTGCGATTATTCTGCGATTTCACAAATGCAGTATATTCACTCTTTGTTCTTACTATCTTCCTTTTCATCTGAGGGGCGTTCTTGATGTGACTCCCTGCCCACACTTCTCTCGGAAACTTCATTGTTATCACCAAATTTTATTGTTGCATTGTTTAGCATATCTTTTATTGTTCCTGCAACTTCTCCTTGTAGAGAAGTCATTACTGCCTGTCGCATAATATCTTCAAATGTAAATCCTACATAATCTTCTCTAATTCTAAGTTCTCTTAGAATATCGAACCTTTCCTGTAGTTTCATTTCAGAATATAGTTCACTAGATAGTTTTAGTATTGTATCTTTTAGATTTGATATTTCATTGAAAGACCAATTCCTAGATAGGACTTTTTTCTTGATTAATTCATTCACTATTCATCACCCATCATTGTATCATCACAATCTTTTTGAGTCCAACCGTGGACTTTTTTCATGTGTGCGCTAATAGTTTCTCTGTTGTTTGACATTATAGTATTGCACCCACAAATATACGCATACATACAAAGATACATTGGTTTTATTTCTTTTATTTCTTTCATTTAATCACACCCATGTATCTTCTTGAGCCGCTTCACAAATTCCGAAGTAGGAACAGTGGGCGCAAGTTCTGTAGAAAAACTTTGCAGGGAAGTTCTTTTGCTCATAAGCATAAATCAACCTAGCAATACTTTTCATTACTGAAGTAGTAGAGGTTTTCTTTACTTCTTCAACATAAATATAATTGGAAGTTGGATAATACCAAGACCAATGAGTAACGGGAACATTTGGTTCTAAACCTGCTTGTTGCAATACTGCATCGCTAGAATTTTCTATTAGCAGTTTATAGAAAGCCATCTCTTTTCTCATTCCACTTGTTTTGGTATCTTTCCATACACCTGTCTTCAATTCCATAGGAATATAGGAACCATCCTCTTCAAATACTCTATCAATAATTCCTTGAAGATGAATCTTATATGCTCTACTCAAAGGATATTTTGGGTCGGTGTTTGCAGGAATGGTAATCTCACAATCAAACTTTCCTTCATTACAAGGAGGTAGATAGTCGTCTAACTTTCCTTCTAATTTAGAATCTGCAAATCTATTTGCTTCAAATGCTGCGATTGCAATATAGTCATCAAAGTAGTCGTCTACAGGAAACAAACTTGTGCAATAATCTAGTAATTCGTTATGAGACATTTCTTCTGCTTTCTTAATATCAAAATCATTAAAGAATGCCTCTCTAGCATTGTGGACATAAGTTCCTTTACGCATTGCTTCCGACTGGTCTTGAGGTAATCTCTCAATATACCCAAACTGATATTTCTTAGGACACCAAAGATGACTCATCATTGAAGATTTTGTAATCTTCAAAATAGGCTCATCTTCATTTCCATAATTTTCCGGCAACCACTGATAGGTATATTCATCCATCTCTTCTATTTCTTGTTCATATGTCATTTTTATTTCACCACCAATCTTCAAATGTGCTTTGAGTGCTTCCTGTTCTAATCGAATCTAATTCCCAACCCATTGCTTTGTAAACAGGTTCGGCCTTTTTCATTACAACCTTCGCATAATGTTCTAAGTTTGGCTTAACATTCTTAAAATCATCATAAGTTGTTGCAGAAAAATACTCTACTTGCTTTTGCTCATCTGTTAAAGGATGAGTATAGGTATCATTTGACTTTACCTTTACGAATAAATACGAATCATCGTATTCCATGTCCAATTTTTCCCTTCCATATAGGATACCAGCAATGCCTTCTCCAAAAATAGGTCTTTTACCATCAACTGTCACGAATTTTTCCTTCGTTTTACCACATTTGCTACAATATTCTATAGAATAACAGTCTTGCACCGTGTATTTTCTACCACAAGAAGGACATTTTAAGTTAAATCTATTTTCTTTGAGTCGGCTTCTTTTAATTATATCCAAAAGCGAAAAATCGCCATTTATTATTGAATTATATTTTGAATGTAGCCAAGAATTGATTTGTTTTCTCGATTCTCCGTTCAACCACTTTCGTAAAACTGTCATTTGAACATCTTTTGCTAAAGGGGTCTCAGATATTCTTTTAGCAGTGAAGCCTGTCATAACAAATTCCGGCTCATCTAGGTCATAGCCATCTTTCCAAGATATAAGTCCAGCATTTCTATTCTTTGTAGAGCCAACTCCTAGTGAGGAGTAATACTTCTCAAACTCTAGAACTACAGGATGTTCCGGAAGATTGAGAAGGTTTGGGAAAGACTCTCTTACATGGTCATTGATTTCAATAGCGGCTTCTTTTGCCTTTTCGATAGAGTCTATCTTTACATAGATTGAATCTGTATGTCCATAGACCACCTTCATTCTTCTTCACCAATCCTAAATGCCTTGCATATTCTTCTCTTTCTATAAATGACTTTTTCTCCATCTGCCTTAACAGTAAGATATCTAGTCCTTCTCTTAAGACACCAACCTCTTTTAGAAAGTGCCTTATTATTGAGGGCGCCTCTAAATCGAAAAATAGGATAGGAGTTTCTATTCACTACCTTGTGACCCGAGATTTTCTGATATCTATCAATGACTCTAGGAACCAAATCTTCCAACCATATTTCATCTACTTTTAATTGTAGGAAAGTCTCATCCATAGCCAAACTTAGGCTAGGCCAATCTAATCTTTTAGCACTTCCAGTCATTTATTCTCCCTCCTTTACTTTCCAACAATTAACATTCATATTATTTCCAGAAATACTTTTTACTGTTCTAGTTCCTGCCTTTAGGAAAAAGGGATACTTGTTAAGTGTTTGAGTTATTGTCTGCTTAGTAAAACGATTTATGAAAGGCTTTCCGCTAGTGGTCGTTTGCTCAAAAAGCGCATTGATTATTTCTTGAGTAGTCAATGCCTCTTCGTTGCTTTCTTTAAAGACTCGAAATATTCTCCTGCATATTTTATTCTTATTAAAATAAAGCCTATTTTCCATTATATCACAACTGACTATTAAACCAATATCCTTTCTTGACAAGTTCATCTTGAATTTCCCTAATGGCATTATACATTTTTGCAATCCCATAGTTCTTTTCAATCTGCAAATCTAAATCGTTTTCCAAGCCCTTGATTCTATTTTTTAGAGATACTATCTCCTCTTTTAATTCTTCTATATTCATAATATCACCGTTACTATTGTTATGATGGTTGCTATGTTTACGATATTTACCATCATTAATATCTTATTTGATTTTGCTATCATAGCCAGCAATTCTTCTAATAATTCATTTGTCTTATCCATCATCATAACTAGCACTCCTTTTTCTTATATGTCTTAGACGAATGCCCTTTGCAAATGTGTTCAACATAATCGAGTTTGTTCATATACCAACCTATTGCAGTTACACTTCCTACATATGGGCTAGTCCCATGTTTTTCTACTATTTTTTCTAGAACCTGCTTTGCGTTAAATTCTCCTTCTATAGAATCAATCGCTTCTGTTATCCATTTTTTAAAATACATATTCATGGTTCTCTCTCCGAATATCCCATTACATTATTGCCTTTCTCATCTGTTCCGGCAGTTCTTCCAACGGAAACTTGAAACCTACGCTTTCGGTTAGTCATATATTCAATAATCTCTCTAACCTCTCGCATAGTTATTTCTAATGTTTCCATATCTTCATGCCAAACTATTACATCTACATGTGTTTCTAATGTCATTCTTCCACCTCATAAAATACTGATAGTATCGTAAGTATTGGTAAAGCAATTAGCGATACCATGAATACTACTGTTCCTTCTATAATTCCTCTGCTAGCCGCTTCTTTTTCTAAGAAGGAGAAATAGAAGCAGACAAAGACGAAAAATATTACCCCTAGAATAATAGCAGACGCAAGGATACTCGATACAAAATTAAGGCCATCTAAATAATCTATCCAAGAACTGATTTTATCTTTCATGTCTATTCCTCCATTTAATTTTCCTAACGCAACTACTACAACAATTTTGTATTGGGTGTAATGCTTCAACCTTTCGTTGGCAAAGTCTACATTTCATAATTTCTCAACTCCTCCGGAAGACTCCAACTGATTATGTTTTCTTGCTTTCTTTTATATCCATAATAATCAAGTCTATTTATATTAAATAGCCTTAAATCCGCTAATATTATTTCTGCCATTTCTAATGCCCAACCAGTAAAACTCCTTGTGAGTCCAAATTTTCTTTTAACAAACAAAAATAATACTATATCAATAGGTATAGTATATACATAAGTTACAGATATAAAAGGCATAATTGCTAAAGTAAGTAAACCTAAACAATAAGTCATCAAGAAAAACGGAAAGGAAATTACATTGAGAATTTTTTCTCCTAATGTTGATTTTCTTAGTTTACGGATATGCTCACCATCGGGAGAAAACCATTCGTGAAGATAATTCTCACGCATACACTTACGAATATATTTCTTTATCATGCTTTCATCTCCTTTGCTTTAAATGCTGCTAATCTAATTGCTTCTCTTGCACTTGCAGTAATGCTTTCTGCTAACTTTACATTTGACCAACTGAATCCAGCAAATGCCAATACTCCATAAAATGAAGCCATTAATCTCTTAACAGCCATTTGGTTATTGTTCCATTTCTGATATTCTCCGTCATCCGATAGCCTTGCTTCCTTCATTCTTCGTTTATATTCATTCCTCAATTCTTTCAATTCTAGAACTGCCGTTGGTAGCAATCCCAACTTATCAGTCTTGAAGTAAACCATGTCCTCTTTGTCTGTATGGCTGAAATCTTTTGGTGTTGCTAGATTAGCAGCAAAAGGAGTGGGTGTATCGCTGATAGTCTCGAAAGATATATTGCGAGCCAATATCATTGAAGGATATAGTCCCGCAAAGTCAAATGCTGCTACACCTAAATGCAGTCCATTAGTATTCTCACTAAGAGGATTGTAGACCATTGCTCCTTGATAGGTCAAAGTTTCTTTACACTTAGAACATTCCTTTGCAGACTTATCATTGATATGTCCACAGTTAGAACATTTCTTGTTCTTAGGTCTGTATCCTGTTGGTGCTTTCCACCAAGCATTTCTCATAAAGTAAACACTAGCCATGTGACTTGCATAGAAACAAGAATCGAATGGTGCTGATAGTAATCTTTGTAGTGCGATAATCGCTTCGCTACAGAAGTTGGTATTATCTATCTCTACCATTAACTCTACATCTATTATAGCATATTTCAGATATGTTTCTGTATCTTCTAGCCAAGCCCTACGATAGAATTCGTTGGGGTCGGGAAACTTATCAGACTCTAATTTGTTTCTTCCCAAGATAGTTTCAGAAATATAGTTTAGACTTAGAGAAGGTAGTGTCCCTCTTTGAGAATCATTCCACTGCCTCTCAAATGCTAGGTCTAGATTCAAACATAGTCTTCCACCAATCGGTTGAGAGATAGGAGAAAAGCCATCTTTATTCCTAAAAGAAAACCCATCCTTTGTAGAGTTGATTCCTTGTATTCTTTTTACAGGAGACATGACAAGAGGATTGATTCCCAATGCACAACATCTCTCTAGAAGTTTTGGCAAATCGAACTTTAGACCAAACCACGCAATTAACATGTCGGGGTCTTTAGTAGTAATTGTATTGATGAAATGTTCAAGCATTTCTTTTTCAGAATTAAAAACAGACACATGAGCGACTTCTTTTGTAGACATTTTAAATCCATTATACGGTTCTTGATTAGGAAACCAAACCCATTGATAGTATTGCTTATCGTAATTATCATACACTACAATAGTAGTAATGCAACCGTCATGCTCTCCACCTTGTTGCCATTCCATATCCCAATACCATTTACGCATATTGTATTCGGGCAACTCAGTTAGATTGTCTACTGCATATCTTCTATGATAAGGAACATCCGCTTCCCATGTTTGGGAGAATCTTTCTCTTGCTCTTTTCATATCTTTATATTCATCAACATAGACTTTCTTTAGTTTAGTTCCTTCTAATGAAAACCACTCTCCACTTTCATATTCAAAATCTCTTTTCAAATACTTTGACACATTGTAAGATGCAATTTCTTTATGCGAATCTTCGACATAGAAATACGGTCTGAAAGATTTTATGTCAATCTTCTTTTGTCCGTTTTCTCTCCAAGATAAAAATATATTATTATCATTCATTACATCAATTATCATTACATCACCTAGTATGTGGCGCACAGATTAGTTTTCTATCTTCCGATATTAGAAGAAGTGGGAAGTCATCCTTTACATAGAAGTTTACTTCCCCTTTGAAGAATCTATGCAAGGGAGAAGACCACTCTACAGTGGCAGGTTCTCCAATTGCATTCTCTATTGGTAATTCTCTAGAGTATCTATTGGTCGGAGTATTTTGAGAACTGATAGTAAGTTCTTGTCCTGTGTAATCTAATCTGTAGATTCCACTCTTTACAAGTTCGCACATATCTATTGTTTCTTTAAAATAATCCGCATGTAGGGTAAAGGCTCCTTCGAACTTTCCATTTCCGAATAGGAAAAGTTCTTTGGGAGTTTCATACTGAATATGGTTTAACATTCCTCTTAGTCTAGAGATTGCATTCTGATTAGGGTGCAATACTATTCTAGGAAGAGTAACATTTTGTTCTTCATCTGCAATAGTTAGAACATCTCCACCTTCTACAGTAATTGTTCCATTAAACTTCTTTAGGAAAGGCAGTAATTCCTTTGCATCAAAAACAATTTCTCCATCAGTAATATTAGTTACTTGAAGATTAATATTCAAACTAAGAGTTGTATTAGCATTCCAAATCTCTAATACATCTCCTTCCAAAGAACAGGATACTAAATCGTGTAAATTACTATTTACTAATCCATACTTTCCCTTTCCTTGAATATCAGAAAGTGCATTACTGAGAACCTTTGCATCAATTTCGAATTTCATATTTTACCCTCTTGTAATTCCGGAATACCATTCCACTTAATGTTAGGAGGATTACCTTCTCTAACAGTCCAAGACTTACCAACTAGATTTCCATTGGTTCTACTACCTACTAGTTCTGCAACGAAGTGAGTTTCGCCCTTTACTTTCTTTCTAGTGCAATAGATTTCTTGTTCTAACTTTCCTCCCCAATCTTTCCAATTAGGCATCATTCCTACAGGGGAGTTATCTAGATACTTCTCTGTTTCGTGAGTAATATAAATTACATCACAGTTCAGTTGGTAAATAGTTTCCAATAGATGATAGAAGATATTGTTTCTTGCACCATATTGATATGGCATTACTTTAGTAACTACTCTAGGATTCGGATTTACTTTAAGTAAACAGGATTGAAACCAAGTATCTACTCCATCGAATACAAAGATAGGATTATCTCCTTCCTCAATCTTCTGTCTAACATATCTAACGAAAGCATGAGAGTTATCATCGCTCTTGTCAATATCTACAACATTGTCTTTGTTCATAACAATCGGACAATAGACATCAATTCTCTCTGAAGAATCGTGCCATTCTCTCCATGTAGAATCTACTCCTTTATCCCAATCTAGGACACAGATATTTCTGTCGGGAAAATCCAAAGCAATTCCTGTCTTTCCGCATTTGGGTTCTCCCCAAATACCTAGAACCATTCTGGAATTTTTCGTTTCTCTCTTCTTCTTCATATAATCCGCAAAAGAATCGTTAAACTCTTCTTGCTTCTTTCCGAAGATGCTCTTCTTTTGTGTCTGTATATCTTTTTCTACATTTTCCATATTATTATTTAATAATCCCATTTTATTCACCTAACCATTCTACAAAATCAAAATCAATTTTATTGCCCTTAAACTCAGACCATATTGATAGGATTTCTTCTGCTTCTTGAATTTTACATTCATATCTAATTTCTTTAGTATCAAAGTGCAATTTCAGCATTACACCCTTCTCGCTTCTTCTCATTGTAATAAAGTCAGAACTTGCAATATCCGCAAGATAACTTCCTTCTTTCAATATATATTGTTCATTAACTAACATAATTATTCCTCTAAGGAGATGGGCTTCGCACCCAATTGAGCATCTATTTTCTCCACAAGTTTATGCTTATACTTGCGATGTGCGGGAACGACCCCTTTGGAGTATCAACTAAACCAATCATCGTCGGTTTCTTCACTTGTTTCGATTTCTACAGGAGAACCGACTCTCTCTACTACCAATAGTCCGGAGACATTGATTGTAACAGGTTGCGGGCCTTCTTCTGTTTGTCTTTGGGAAGTTCTTCCAATTACTATAACATTACTTCCAATGCCAAAGTCAATATTGATGTGTTCCGGAACCCAACATGTAGTCATGTTATTTCCATTTTCATAATCAAACTCAGCATTCAAATCTGTAATATTGATGACCCTATTTCCGTTTCCGTAAGGAGTCATGTTCATGTTACAGACTGTTCCATCAGTAATTAGATATCTTTCCTTTACTGCAAGCATAGCATTATTTGTATGCTGTCTTTCAATATCAACTAGTTCTGCAATCTTAGAAGAATATACATCAGTCAAAACTTCTACAAAATTGTAGTTATCCATGCCTCTGTAATCTTCATGTTCAGGGTCAAGACTATTATTCATTACTAGACTGTTTAGAGTAACCTCAGTATATCCATAGATATCTTCACCATTCTCATTCTTAATTACAGACATGTGTAAGAACTCAAAACAGTTTGGTGCAAAGTCAATACAGCCCTTCTTCTTGTAAGAGAAGTTGTAAGACTTCATTTCTGAATCGTCTCCCACCATTCCATAGAATACTCCTGTCCTTCTAAATTCATTAGCAGGAAGAGGCTTTCCATAGTTTCTGTTGGTTGCGCCACTCGGATAGTTCTGAGTAGAATCAAGAGGAATGATTGTATTCCCATCTACTTCTTCCGCTCCTTCCGGTAGTGTCTTTACGATTCTTTCTTGGAATTCTCCATTGTGAACTCTCAATACTTTCCACGAACCACTATCTGTTTGTTCTGCTGTAGCGATAAATCCTGCTTCTAGTGCAGCATCCGAATTTCTCGCATACTCTTCTTTTGCCCTATTTCTATTCCATACCATAGTATCTCTAGGAGACTCTAGAGAAACGAAGAACCCAAAGGCCTTCTTTGAAAGAGAATTGCTGCCACTGTTAGAGGAAGTATTCTTTTGCCTTCTTGCGTTAGCAACATAACTTCTCCACTGTGCAAGTCCAATAGGACTTGACAATTCTATTCCTGTTTCTTTACAAATGCCTTCATATTTTGCCATAGCATCTTCTGCGCTAAGACCTAGAAGGTTTGCTCCTTGTTCTACTTCTGCTTTTATTTTTTCATCCATGTTTTTCAACTCTGTTTTTTTCATATTAATTGTCCTACCATCCATGAGAGTAGAACTCTCGGTGTCATAGTAGAGGACCGCCATTCACTTTCACCTATTACCCGTAATAATTTGTATTTGGTGCTGTTATCT